TCGCCTAACATTGTATCAAATACAGGACCATCATACTTGAAGCCACACTCCCATAGCCACATTAAATCGTATGCTATGTTGTGTCCTATTAATATAGTAGCTTCATCCAAGTGTGCTTGTACACCCCTGAAGTCATCTCTATATAAATATTCTTCTCCTTTATCTGTCAAACATCCAACCATGACAAGCTTATTGTCAGGCTCAAATGGGTCTAGATACATCTTACCATCACGTTTGGTGACAGTGTTTTCTACATCTATTGTAAGTTTCATATCTACTCCTCTATGCTGTGAATCTAGCTATTCTGTAATCAAGATTACAATTAATCATACCATGCCACCCTGTTACTTTATTCTTAACAACATTAAGATGCCTTAAAGTTGATTGTTCGTCAACCCCTTCTACCTGTGCAGGTTGTCCAATCAATATCATTAGGTCTGCTTCAGCAGCTTTACCTGTACGTGAGCCTTCCATCATAGCTTGATTAAGGACTTGCCTACCTTCTGCTTCAGCATTTAGCTGAGACATATAGAATACAGCACAATCATATGTCTTGGCTATCTGCCTAGCATATATAGCATTAGCTTTTAGTTGTTCGTCTTGTCTACTGTAAGTACCTGAAGCAAACTTATCTCCCATATCAAGGACAACTATGTCAGGTCTCTCTGACTTACACATAGTTTCAACCCATGACATATCTTCTCCACTAACATCTTTAATCTTCACGTTCTTAGTTACTTCTTGGTATATACGTCTAGCTTCCTGCATGTTAGCTTGAATCTTTTCCTTTGGGAAACCAGTAGATGCTTGTATATATCTATAAGCAACTCTGTCGTATGACTCCTCATTACAGAGGACTGCACACTTAGCACCCTGTCTAGCCATACCGCCAGGTCCTACTAACATAGATGCATGGAAGGAAGTCTTACCTGTATTAGGTCGAGCACCTATCTCAACAAGGTATCCTGCATTTACACCTTCCACCTTACGTGCCATCTCAGGTATATTGAAAGTCCACTTCATCTGTACTGATTGTTTAGCCATGATAGCATCAAATGATATATCATCCCACTCAATCTTTGCTTCAGGTAAGAAGTTATCATTATACTTTTCTAGTAAATCACGTAATGGTCTAAGACTTTTTTCTGTACCATTAACATAATCAAACCCTAGATTAGCTATGTCTTCGCCTATTACTTGTTGAAATAGCTTAGACAAAACATCCTGTGCTACATCAGTACCCATAGGCTGTTCACGTTTTACTGTGTTGAACAATGCACTATAGCCTTGCTTCTGTGCAGTAGTCATAGAAGGATTGTTAGCCATGAACAATGCTTCTACCTCATCAGGTGTTACATCTCGTTTATATTTATTCATAGCATAATCAATAGTATGTTTTATTTTCCTAGCATCTTTACTAAATAGTCTGTCAGGACATTTAGAACCACGATGGTCGGTATAAAATTCTTGATTCATTAAGCTACGTAGTAGGGATAGTTCCATATTGGTTCTCCTTTGGGGTTAAGTTAATTAAGTTTTTTATATCGTCTTTCCTCTTATACTTCAAATCATCTTGCAATCTTAGCACCTTAACATCATTTACGTAGGCTCTCAGTTCCTTCGCAAATGCCATCGTCTTGGGTAGAGCATCAGGGTCTAGTGCTATTATTGCTGTTGAGAATCGTGAGAGATACTTCTTGTGAGATTCTGATAATGACGTACCCAATACTGCTACCCCAACATATACTTCACTATCTAAGACTGAAGCACTCACACAATCCTCAACAACTACTGCGACCTTACCATGTCCTGAAACAAAAGGCAAGTCACTTTTTCCATATCGTTTCCATTTAGGTATTCTTTTTCCTAGTGACCTACCATTGGCATCAACAATTCTACCTTCATGTATGACAGGAAATACAACTCTATGCTCCTTCACATCATACATAAGTCTATCATTAGGTATACCATAGTAACTTTCTCCATCGTAAGGTACAATGTACTCAGGTAATACGAAAGGTTCACTATTCTTTTCACTAACCTGTGCATATTTTTTTATGTCTTTAATAGACAAAGGCACACGTTTAGAGCCTGATAATTGACAAGAAGACTTATAACAATTCCATAGCATCTGACCCATGTTGTTAGTAACAGTAAATGTTTTGTAACCATTACAGGATGGACAGTTAAGTCTTTTACTTTCTCCTATATCTATATCTAAATCATTAATGTACATATTAATATTCATATATCACTCTCCTTGTCGGCATTAACTGCTTGTACCATGACTTTTTCGTAATGTCAATGCATTTTCTGCACTAGCATACGTATTTTTCATGTAAGGTTTAACGGACTGTGGATTTGCATGACCTGTAACAGACATAATCTGACCCATAGATACCCCTGCTTCTACCATTTCTGTAGTTCCTGTGCGTCTTAGGTCAGAAATACGTAGGTCATCAGGTAAATTAGCTAAGTCCATTACTCTACGTGCCACTTTTGATAGCCTTTGCATAGTATATGGTGCATACTTACCCCTCATTGGGGTAGGATAAGGTGCAACATAAGACTGAAAGTCATAATCTTTTGCCTGTTGTTTAAGCATTTCTAATAAGTCAAGTGAAATCGGTAGGTGAACTACACTTCTTCTCTTGGACTGTTGCAAATTTAGCACACTTTTATCAAAGTCAATGCTAGAAAACTGCAACATTCTCATATCACCTACCCTTTGACACCATTCGTAAGCCATTTGTACTATCAATCCTATGTTTCTGTACTTAAAATCAGCATAAGCTGCATCTAAAAACTGTACTACCTGCTCCTTTGTCCACACAGTATTCCTAGCATGAGGTGTTTTTCTTTTGTATGTAGAGAATGGATTGCTCTCAGCATAACCCATCTCCATTCCAAATGAATACACCTTACGTGCCACAGATGTGATAGCATTGGCTTGATATATTCCACGACCAAGCCATTGTTCATAGGCTCTTCGAGCTTTTGCTCCTGTCATTTTACTTATCTTTGTACTTGACAAAGTGTTTTCATCTACTTCAGTAGCCAATAAAACTCCTGCACAATATTGATAATCGTGTTTAGTTTTATCAGCTAACACCTTGAAATCATTAGATAAATAATACTTATCTACTAGGTCTTCAATCGTTAGTATTTTCATAATATTTTGTACTCCACATTTTTAGTTGGCTTCTTCCTGATTCTCCTTTAGAAGTAGTTCCATCTGTTATTACTAAGCCTTTTTCTTTTAAAGCTTTATATCTAGCAGTAATCGTACTATATCTATAGTTAGGTAGTGCTTTCAGTACGTCATCAGATATACATCCATCTTTACCAAAGCTATCTATAGCTTGTAACACAATAGACTCCATCTTATTTGTATCAACAGCAAAAGCTGATTGATGACTAGTCACAGGGTCATCATTACGTCTTAATTTAAATGCAGATGTTTTCATTTTACTTCTCCTTACTTTTGTTGAGTAATGCAAGTGATGCACATTCAATACGTTTATTATACTGTAGTTGATAGCCTGTACCTGCACCTAATGATTGCACATCTATCAAGTGTTTGTGGTAGTGTTCTACACTATCCCACTTCTCCTTTAGTTCCCTACATATCTCATCATATTCTGTGTCCTCAATGATAGGTTCATTCATAACATAATATAAATATGAGTGCATGAGATAGTAAGGAACTAACATATTAGGATTTGTTCTCCATATTTGCATTAGTTATACAACAAAGTTAGTTGATATAACATATACTAAATATACAATTGACAAAGCAAATGTCGTATAAAATACTTGTATCATATCTATTCTCCTTTCTATAAACAATCACAAAATGTATTAGTGATAGCCATACCCATGATGTAGAATATGTATAACACAACTATGCCTATCAGTAAAATACCTATTAAAAACAATAACTTATTTAACATCCACATAAACTCTCATGTGGGATGACTCATTCAAACCTTGACCCCAATAGGTAGCACCTGTACCTTTGAGTTCTTCTTTGATGTGTTGTCCACGTACTCTCATCTTGTATGAGTCTTTGTTAAGATACTTCTTCATATTGTCAACAAACTCTTGACCATCTGTGTCATTAGGTATCTCGCTGAATACATAGTTGCAACCCTTCTTGTGTGTTGCTTTCTCGTATTCTCTTTGCCACATACTTGCTCGTTTCTCTAGCGTCTGAATCCTTTTCCAAGCTACGTCATATGCTTCTGCTTTAACAGTAGGTTGTCTATTCACTTCAGCTAAGGCTTCCTTAGTTGCTTCATATGTTTCTCTCTCAACCATATTCATGGCTTTCTCTTTCCACATATCACGTTCTCTTGCTAACTTAGATATATATTCTGCGTCTATTTGCTTTTTCAACATACGTTCTTGATGTCTAAATGCTCTGACTAAATACACAATATCCATGTCAGCAATTTTTATGGGTTCTCCCCTGTGTAAAGATAGATGTTCTACCTCATCTAACTCATGCATATCAGCAGGTAGTTTACCCTCTATTGCTTCTGCTACTTTAATTAATTGTTTTATCTTCATGCTACTTCTCCTTCTAGCCATTGTGGTTTCTGTGTATATTTATACCTAGCAAATCTAAGCTTGTCAACCCTATAAAAATTTCTATATGCTTCAATAGGAAAGAACTCATCTGTCTTCAAGTCATCATGCCCACTAAAACATTGTGGGTGAGGTGTTAAAGGACCACTTGGTATACAATCTATGCCTTTGTATAAGGCGATACTATGCTTACCTGCACCATGCCATTTGCCATACCTTTCGTGGTACTCACATAACATAGAGCAGTATAAGTCATATGCAAATCTATAGTTTTCAATAGTCTCCATTGCCCATAGTGTGCAAGGGTGCTTCTGATGTACAGGTTTGTATAATCCATGCTCCTCTGCATAGTCAGGTGCATGATGCCATAGTGCAGTACATAGCATCTGTGCTTCTTCAAGTGGCATCTTGACTATGTGTTGGTCACACAAAGACTTAGCAATCTCTTGTGGTGTTTGTTCTATAATAAATCTATTCATTAATCATCTTCCTTCTCAAAAAATTGTGACATTATTTCTTCAACCTCATTGACAA